ATTACTCGCTTACGCAGAGTCAATGGCTGATGCTTGTATCAACGAACCTGACGATTTACAGGCTTGTATGACCGCCATGCTTGGCAAGGCTTTAGAGATACACCTAAACCGCCCAATTAACCTGGAGAACCTTTACAAATGACACAAGAAGCCATCATCAAATGTCTGCAAAATGGCTCACTTACATCCTATGAAATGGAGAACCTGACAGGCATCCAAAGAACCTCTATCGTGGCTGCTTGCAAGAAACTGATTCGTAAGAAGCAAGCTACTGCTGAAAAGATCAGAATGGGCCGTTGCTGGATAATGAGATACACCCTTGCTGAACACATGATTGATGCCACAAAAGCCGCCAATGATGAGCCTTACGACAAGTTTAATCCCTTTGACATTAGGAACGCAGTTGGCATTTTCACCAAGGCCGAGTACGCTGTGATGAATTCTCAGGCTAGAAGATTGTTTGGTAGATCACCATCAAATGAAATTACCAACAATCAATATATTTGATACAATGTTTTGAAACACGGCTAGATGGGGCTTGATCTCCCCATCGAAAAGCGAGCCTCTCCGCCTGCCGATTGTTTCTTTTAGCAGAGGACTGAGCTAGGAAAAATCATGCTATTGCAGCCTAAAAATTGGGCCGTCTTTCAACATTACAAAGACAGATGCCCCCCTTGGATAAAACTTCATCGTGACCTGTTAAACGATAGGTCTTATATGCGCTTGCCTATTGCTAGCAAGGCACTAGCACCTATGCTCTGGTTGCTTGCAAGTGAATCAAAAGATGGTGTTTTTGATGGCTCACTAGATGAGCTAGTCTTTCGATTGCATATCACTCCAAAAGAATACCAAGATGGAGTTAAGCCATTGATTGATAACGACTTTTTCATACTTGTTAGCGGAGTGCTAGCAGAACGCAAGCAAGTTGCTATCCCAGAGACAGAGGGAGAGACAGAGACAGAGACAGAGACAAAGAAGAAGGCAACTGGCGTTGCACCGCCTGAAGGCGTTTCTGATTCTGTTTGGCAGGAATTCAAATCTTTGAGGAAAGCCAAGAAAGCCCCGATAACCCAAAGAGCTATTGATGCCATATCCAGTGAAGCAAACAAAGCTGGTTGGACTTTAGAGAAAGCCTTGGAGGAATGTGTTGTTCGTGGTTGGCAAGCATTTAAAGCAGATTGGGTTGCGACAAAAGCAAACCCTGCCGACAACATAAGGCTCACAGTTCCTGCATCAAATGATCCTGACCCACAACTGTTAAAGATTATGGCTGATGCAAAGAATGCCGCACCTATGCCTGATTTTGTTCGTCAGTTTGCTCAAAAAGTTAAAGGTAAAGTATGAAATTTCTTAAATCTAATCCAATTGAATTTTATGTTTCAAAACTTGGTTATCTTGTTTTTAAAAATTACGAAATATCAATAATTTTGACTCCAGAACAAACCAAAGTTCTTGCAAACCAACTTCCAGAATTGATGGAGTTGCAAGAAAAACAATGGACAGGAGTTGAAGAAGAATGAACTACTTTGAAGCCATGAGACTGCTAGACAGAGTAAAAGAGGGCGTACCATATCCCGTACGTCTAATAAACCAAGCCCTAGAGCTTACTGGTGACCTAGAGTAAACCCCTATGGCGTACAGCAGGAAAACAATATCCAATGCAGGAGACAGAGTTATTTTGGAGAAGGCCGAAGCAAGGGAAATATTCCGAACTTGGCAATCCCTGAGAGACAATGATTTTGTTCGTGCCAGGCTTGAGCGTTGCGAAAAGGTCTATGGATCAGGAGCAAGAGATCGAGTCAGGTTTTATATGCGTCAAATGAAAGAAGGACAAATTGAATGAGTTGGCACTATTTGCGGGTGCAGGAGGAGGAATCCTTGCAGGACATTTGCTCGGGTGGAGAACTGTTGCAGCCGTTGAAATCGAAGACTACCCACGCAGAGTTTTATTGCAACGGCAAGCTGATGGACTCTTACCTAGATTCCCTATCTGGGACGACATTTGTACATTCGATGGCAAACCTTGGGCAGGAAAAGTCGATGTCATCTCAGGAGGTTTCCCATGTCAAGACTTGTCTGCAGCAGGAAAAGGCGCAGGACTTGATGGAGAGCGATCAGGACTCTGGAGAGAAATGGCAAGGATCATTTGCGAAGTACAACCCAGATACGCATTCATTGAGAACTCCCCAATGCTTACTATTCGAGGACTCGACAGAGTTTTGTGCGATCTTGCCCAAATGGGGTTTAATGCTAGATGGGGAGTTATGGGAGCAGCAGACGTTGGTGCAAAGCACCAGAGAGATCGAATCTGGATTGTCGCCTACGCCCCCCCCCCCGACAATTGGCCCACTCCAACAACACCAAGCGGAGGCGGCAATTGCGGAGGTTCTGGAGCATACAAAAATGCAATCAAGAATGGAACACACATTCCACATTCAATCAACCCGAACCTATACGAATGGTTGATGGGGTGGCCCATCGGATGGACAGACTTAAAGCCGCTGGCAATGGGCAAGTGGCCTTTTGTGCCGCAACAGCATGGAGAATCCTAAATGACATTCATGGTAACTTTTAAAGTAGACGCTAACCCTGTTGGCAAACAAAGAGCTAGATACGTCAAGAGGGGAAACTTTGTCCAAACTTACACCCCTGAGAAGACAAGAACCTATGAAACCTTAATCAAGGATGCTGCAATCGAGGCAATGGGAAGCTCAGAGCCACTAGAAACCCCTGTGAGCCTTTATTTGTACATCAGAGTACCAATCCCTAAGTCATGCAATAAAAAGCGTCTAGAAGCCATTTCTGATGGGTTAGAGAAGCCAACAAAAAAGCCTGACGCAAGTAATATCCTAAAAAGCGTAGAAGATGGCATGAATGGGGTTGTTTACCATGACGACTCGCAGATCATCAACATCCACGTTACAAAGGTTTATTCAACTCTGCCAGGCGTTGATATTTGCGTAAAAGAATGCCTAGATTAGGGTAAATCCCTATGGTATTACGCAAGCAATTAGGTAAGATTTAATTTTTAACAGGAGTGAAATTATGAACACATGGGAATTTGACACAACAGTAGGTGCGGGTAGCGAAGTCGTAACAGTCGTTTACGAATACGAGCAAGACCTTGACGACACATTCAACGAGTCCGTACGGGAAGTTTGGTTCGAGGGGCGTAACTGCATCGGGTTGCTAAGTGACGAGTCATTTAAAGAGTTGGAGTGCGAAGCGGCAATGCGGTTTCAGCACCATAAACTGAACTATAAAACCGAGGATGTATGAACGAGCCTACACTTGCGATAGAGTTCATCATAAAAACAGCCCCACTTTACGCCAAGGCTAAGTCTGATCGTATGTACTTAGAAGAATTTAGACGATCAAAACACGCACAATTGAAAAGCCTTGCAGGGACTGAAGTTTTAGGTAAGCAGGACACATTTGCTTATGCTCACCCTGAATATGTAGAAATACTTGAAGGAATCAGGGCAGCCGTGGAAATAGAAGAACGCTATCGTTGGCTTATGACAGCCGCACAAGCCAAGGTTGAGTGCTGGAGAACCGCCCAATATTCGGCACGTATAGAGCAAAAAGCAACCCAATAATGCAAAGCAAAAACAAGGCTAAACCCACCGCTAGTGAGAGATTACATATCGCTAGAATCAAGGGTATGCCTTGCATTATCTGTGAAGCATCAGCACCCAGCGAGTGCCACGAGATTAACCAAGGCCAATGGTTTACATCTATGCCATTGTGTGCCGATTGTCATCGTGGGTCATTAAATGGAATACATGGTCAACGTAGGTTATGGAACGTCTATAAAATGGATGAATTGTCCGCATTGAATGAAACCATGCGGAGATTATTCGAGGAAATGACCACCAGAGGCGATAGAAGCCCCTTTTAAGACGTTTTTTAGCATGGGTTAATAGTTGGGTAGCATAGACGTAAAAAAACCCTCCTAAGAGGGCTTGAGGGTTTAGCGTTTCCCGCTGAGTATTCGCAGAACTAAGGCAATGCAGGCATATATCATTAGAAATTCCGATAAACAATGCCATTGATTGAATCGCCTAAATAAGCGCCTTCGCCTTCTAAATGCTCAATTACTTGTTGTTTTTGGTAATCTTCATCCATTTCAGAATCTAATTCAATCCCATATTGATCTGCAATGTTCTCAAAAGAATCTTCAGAAAAGTCACAACAAATAGCGATAACGTCACAATCTATTGATTCACCTGTATCATTTTCATACTCTTCAAAATAATTAAAAAGTATTCTTAGACCTTGATAAGAGAAATTATCAGGGCGAATCATTCCAAAAAGATCGCTAAATTCTGAGAAATAAACAGTTGTTTTCATGCTTCCACCTTTAAATTTTCTTGAATAAATGCCATTGCAGTGCAAATGTCATCCCAAATTGCGTCATGTTGTTCGTCACCCTCTGAAATAAGGTCTTCCCTATATGCTTCCAAAGCATCCCAAACAGTGTTTAATTGTTCTTTCATGTCGTGCATGGTTTGCCCCTTATGCTGCTTTTTGCTGAACTTGCATGAAATCAGGGTTTAGACCTTGATAGGTTCCTGACTCATTACGCATTGGCATAACCACCACCAAGGCAGTGTTTGTGTGATTGTGGATAACACCAGAATAGTCGCCGCGCTGCAACAATGGGAAAACTTTTCCCTTTTTAGTGCCGTAATACATTGCCAGTGCCTCATTACCTTTAACCAACAATTCAGGGTCAAAATAACTTATTGATTGTTCTGAAAAGGCATCACGGGCAGGAACTACACGGGAAATGTCAGGAAAACGGGCATCAATGGCCTGAAAACGGGCATCACCAAGCAAATAATAGTCCTTTGCACCACCTTCGATAGTCTCCAGATCGATAAATTCTGACTTTTTATCGATGGCTTTTATGGCCTCATAAGGAATAATTATGTCAAACCCAAAGTTTTGTGGCGGAACATGGCAAACAATGGATGATTGTCCTGCGAATAGAATTTTTCCGTCAGTGCCATAAACCATGGCAACGTCAGAGTTGTTTATTGAAATGCAAATGCCCTGCAAATAATAGCGAATATCTTTTTTTGCTGCGCAGATCAATGCGGCACGAAGGGTGGAAGTTTTGAGAGTAATTTTCATGTGAACACCTATTAAAAAGAAATTATTTAACCAAAATATCGAAGTAAGCAAGTAAGCCAATGCAAAGAGCAAGTCCTAAGCCGATTGCGGTGAGATAGTCTAAAAGATTGTTTTTCATGTTTACGCCTATTTGTTGCACGTTCCGATTGAACGCATAGGAATAATAGCAACAAAAAAGAAAAAAAACATAGGGACAAACCCTAATAAAGTACAATTATTTAAATTATTTAAAGGGAAAACATGGGAAGGCCGTCAAACCCTGCAACAAAGTATTTCCAGAGAACACTGACAAACCCCCAGAGAATGATTCTATTGGCGGCTGGTAAGGGTAATTTGTGCAGGGGTTTTGAGAACGTATTAGACCTATACAGTGAAGCGCACAATAAAGGGTTTAGACCTGGTGACGATCTGAGTATTTTAAATATAGGGCGGGCAACAACAAACAGCCCCGATACAAGTAAACCAGTAAGGGATAACACAAGGGAATAACTAAGGAAAGAGTAAACGCGAATAGTTCTCATTCAGATCAAGTACATGGAAAATGGTGCATCTGCTATTCGCACCCTTCTAATTGCAAATAAGAATCATTCGCATTTAGACCTGGTTATTTGTACAGTAGGGAAAACCCTAGTGGATGGATGAACAGTACTGGCTGCTTGTACAGTAGTAGAAACCCTTAGGTAGAAACCCTGGGTGGCGGGATGTATGGGGGGGGAGGGGGTAGCGTCTGTGTGTAGATATTTGTGGAGCCACCATCCCTCAGAAAAAGCTAAAATGAACTAATCCATTCCAAGGAGGACAAAATGGAAAAAAGAGGAAGAGGAAGACCCAAGGGGAGCGTCAAGATGACCATACAGAGGTTTGCTGACAATCCACCCCTTGTACTACCTAAGACAGACCATCAACGTCTTAAGGAGC